TGTTCTATTGGTTCCTCATGGCGATGTCGGGGCGCAAGGTAACGGATCGGGTCAGCATCGTGTACATCACCAAGGGCTATCAATTTAAGGGCAGCGCGCACAAGGAATTTATGATCAATCCGCGCGAGGAACTGCACAGACTGGTCCCATATCTGGAGGATGCCGCGCGCGCCAAATTATCCAGTAATAGCGAGGTATATCCGGCGCGCAAAGTCTGTGCAGCCGAGATGAGCACGCAGGCCAAGCAGTGTGAGGTATGCGATCTTTGTTTCAACCTGCCGACCTGACCATGAGCCGAATTGTACGAAGTGTAGTAACTGCGCAACGCCGGGTACTGGGGGTAGACGCCTCGCTTACCTCGACCGGCTACTGCTTCCGCGACAGTCACAAGCTCATCAAGGGCACTGTTAAGACGGATGCCCTGCGCGGCCCTCACCGTCTCTACTACGTGCAGCAGCGGATCGTCAAACTGGTGGATGATCTCCAACCGGATTTGGTTGTGCTAGAGGATTACGCCATGGGTATCGGCAAGGGCGGCATGTCGTTTTCTATAGGGGAACTGGGCGGTGTTTTGCGATTACTCTTCTGGGAGCGCGGAATTGATGTTATGCTTGTCTCACCCACCGCACTAAAGAAGGCAATCACCGGCAGAGGCAACGCTGATGGCACGCGCAAGGTCAATGGCCGCAAGGTCAAAGACAAGAGCAAGCCAGAGATGCGCGCCGCGCTGTTGACCAACTTCAACGTTATAGTCGATCAGGGTGACGAAGCCGACGCGTGCGGATTGATGTTGATGGGCGAAATGCGGTATGGTTCGCACACAGTCAGCCGGGCAGTACAAAGCACACTGCGGCTCGACGCACTCAACGAATGTAGTATTATTCATGGGCGCCCCGATTTGAAATCAATTGCACGGCACACTAAATGACGTGAAGTTGCACACAAATCGAAAATTTTGTTAATATGAGTTTCGCGTTCGGAACATCCTCTTAAACCACATAAGGTAAAACACATCATGGCAACCGCAAAAAAAGCAGCAGCAGCCCCGGCAAAAACTGCAACCGCAGCAACCAAACCAGCAGCAACCAAAGCTGCTCCTGCTAAGGCGGCTGCCGCCCCGGCAAAGAAAGCCACCGCCGCCGCTCCGGCCGCACCCGCCAAGAAGACCACTGCCAAGGCCGCCGCGCAGGTCGCCGCCGCCCCGGCTGTTCCCGAAGTGATCGATGTCGGCGTGATCGTCGTCTTCAACGGCTACCCGGAAGGCACCGAGGAAGCCGACATGCTGCTGGAAGCTGGTCAGCGCTATCAGGTGGTTGAGCTGGCCGACGACGGCGAAGGCGGTACCAGCATCATCGTGCGTCTCGACAATCCCGACTTCAACCCGGAACTGGCCGAAGACCCGGACACCAATCCGGCCCAGATCGAGACCTCGGTGTTCGACAGCGAGATCACCATCTCGGAAGACCAGACCCCGTTGGAAGGCGAAGCCGCTCCCGTCGAATCGGCCCCGGCCACCAAAGTGAAGTCGGGCAAGAAAGCTACCGCCAAGGCCACCGCCGCTGCTCCGGCGCCTGCCGCTGAACCGGCCCCGGCCGCCGACGAAATGGAAGACCTCGAAACCGAAGACGCCGACGTTCTGGCGCTGGTCGAAGGCGCGGATCAAGTCGATGGCGGCCTGATCGGCGTGGCGCAAGACCTCGAAACCGGCATCGAGAACCAGACCTTCCAGCTGGGCGGTATCCTCTACCACGTCAAGAAGACCAAGGCGTTCGAAGAACTGGAAGGCGACGAGTTCAAAGGTCCGCAGGGCTTCGCCAACTACGTGCAGGCATACCACAAGTTCGGCTACCGCAAGGCGATGAACCTGATCGAAATCTACATCACCATGAACAAGCTGGGCATCGAGAACGCCGCCAGCGTCGTGGCAGAAATCGGCTGGACCAAAGCTTCGAAGATCGTGGTTGCGATGGACGACGAAAACGCGGCCGATCTGATCGAGCTGGCACGCAACAACACGGTCGAATCGCTGACCGATGCGATCAAGACCCAGACCGTCAGCGTCGGCGGCACGCCGGGCGAGAAAGCCACCCGCGTCCAGATCAAGCTGCGCTACTTCGAAGAAGAAGGCCGCGATATCGAAGGCTACCTGACCTCGGTGAAAGACACGCAGGGGCTGAAGTCCATCGAAGAAGCGTTCGCCTTCATCGTGGAAGAGCACCGCCAAGGCAGCGCCGAAGCCGCCCCGGTCGAAGCAGCACCGAAGCAGGCCACCGCTACCAAGGGCCGCGCAGCCGCCGCACCGGCCACCGCCGCCAAGCCAGCAGCGCGCCGCGCTACCGCGCAAGCCGCCGCCTAACCGGCGCGTAGCAGCTAGACAGTAGTAACCACTAGGGGGCGCTCTTAACGGGGCGCTCCCTTTTTCACGTTCATAGGAGATTTACACCATGGCAACTTCCGCACCACGCCGCGTAACGCGTACCGCAGCACCCGCCGCCACCGCGCCAGCACCTGCGTTGCAACAGCGCCGACTGGAAATCCGCTACATGGATATCAATGACATCGTGCCGTACGAATGGAACCCGCGCGACAACGAAGAAGCAGTGGCGTCGGTCGCCAACTCGATCATCCTGACCCAAGGTTTCGCTATCCCGGTGGTGGTCGATGGCAACAATGTGCTGGTCGCGGGCCACACCCGGGTAGAAGCCGCCAAGCGTCTGGGTATGACCGAAGTGCCGGTAGTCAGCCTGCCGCACCTGACCCCGGAACAGATCAACACCTTCCGCGTGGTGGACAATAAGGTTGCCTCGCTGGCGAAGTGGGACTTCGAATTGCTGGCCGGTGAGATCAGCAAGCTGGAAGGCTCCGGCATCCTGTTCACCGACTTCGGTTTCGACCAAGCTGAACTGGACTGCATGTCGCAACTGGTGGCCGCCGATTGTTTGTCTACCACTGAGCTGGTGCCGGTGGCGCAAGAAGCTGCGGAAGAAGCCACCCGTAACGCAGCTCTGCGCCGTCCACGTGAAGCCCGCTTCGTGATGGGCGACATCATCCTCTACCTGCCTATCGAGGTGTACAACCGCTGGGCCGATGGCATCCGCCAGCTGTGCAACTTCGATAAGGATGCAATCGAAGAAGAAATCAAACGCCGCCTCAACATCGTGGAGTAAGCTATGGTAAAGCGAGTAACCCGCGCCCGCGCGCCGCAGAACGCCATTCAGATGGTAGACACGTATAGCCTCACGCCGGATAAGACCAACCCGCGCAAACCAGACCCGGCCCGGCTTGGGTTGCTCCGGCTGTCCATTGCTAAACTTGGCTTCTTAATGCCGGTATTCGCCGACCGTGCTACCGGCCTGCTACTCTCGGGCCACCAGCGCCAGACAGTTTCGAAAGAGCTGGAATTAGCGCGAATTCCGGTGCAGTACGTGGACATCCAGCAGAAGGATATCGCCGGGGTCAACATCCTGTTCAACCGTTGCACCAATGACTTCGGTGCCTTCGATACCGGCGCGATTGCCCGCGATAAGCTCGACCTCGAAACCGTGATCGCGGCGGCGGAAGCCTTGCCAGATGCCGACCCGGATAACCCGCTTGCAATCAATTGCAAACCGGAGAACATCGCGGCGCTGCTTAAGCCACACTCCGAGCGCTTCAACGATAAGGCTGCGAATCAGGCGGTAGCCATCCTGCGCATGGGTATCCAGATTCCAGCGGTGGTTTCGCACTCCGGTCAGATCGTCAACGGCATCAACCGGCTGTTCGGCGCCGCTGCGGCCGGGTACAGCGAATGGCCGGTGGTCCGGGTACCCGACGAGATCGCTACGGTGGCAGTCAACTTCCTCAACTACCTGTCGATGGACTTCCATGTCGATGACGACTTCAAGAAACTCATTCGCTATTCGGCGTACCGCCGCCCACAGAACAATCGCGGCGCCGTGCCAAAGTCCTACCGGTTCTGGGCTGAAGGTTGCCGCACGGTCTCCGATAAAGATTCCTACAGCCCTGAATACTGGACCACGTTTCGCAACTACCACGGCAAGTCAGTGCTGGACTTTGGTGCTGGGCTGGGTAAGGTCGCGCCGTACCTGCAAACCAAAGAAATCGACGCCATCGATTTCGAGCCGTACCGTATCGATCCTGATTCTGCTAGCGGCGTGCCATCGCCTACCTACAGCAAGCAACAAGCCCGCCGCTTCCTCGACCAGATCGCGGACCCGCGCCGCAAGTTCGATTCGATCTTCCTGTCTTCGGTACTGAACAGCGTTCCGTTCCCCGAAGATCGGCTGGTGGTCTTGGCTATCGTGCATGCGCTGTGCTCACGCAACACCGTGGTGTACGGCACCTGCCGCGACATCTCCGACTTCAACTACGAGTACGGCGGTGTGCGCAAGGCCAACTACTTCACCTTCGACACCGAGGGCGGTGTGCGCGTTGGTGATGTCATGAAAGCGCCGAAAATCCAAAAGTTCCACTCGCAGGAAGAAGCCCGCCTGATGTTCAGCCGTTTCTGGAAGGACATCGAGTTCTGGCCGGGTGGGAACGTCTTCTATTTCCGGCTCGCCGCCCCGATGGGGTTCCGTCCTGAAGTGGTAGGCAAGGCACTGGAACTAGAATTCGACCTACCATATTCGGATAAAACGAATATGGGTCTGGTAGATGTTGCGAAAGCCGCCTTCGCCAAACGACTGG